TTTACATTTTTATTAATATTCATAACATTACCGTATTTTTTCATCCAAGTTTTACCGTAAAGTTTAATGATATCATTTTTTATACCTTTATCATCAAGTTTACGTTTTATATTAGTAGGTTTCCTTTTTTCCTTTTTCTGAGAATTTAACAAAACCTTCTCCATTTCGTTTGCGAGTGAATTCGGTGTATTTGGCGAATTGGGTTTTTGGAGTTTTTGGCACAATATCTTTACCGTATCTGAATCATTTACTGGTATACCTTTAGATATTGCAAGCGATACGAGTTGTTCTTTTTTCATATCCTTACAAAGTTTACTATCTATTTTAAAATTAGAATTACCTTTTTCAATTTTATCAAGTGCATTACATATAGTATCCTTTTTATTCTTATTCTTGATACCAACAACACCCAACTTCTTAGCAACTTCAAGTAATACCGGTTTGGTAAGTCTTTCACACTTCAATCCTCCTATTTTCATTATACCCTCTTTATCGTACGTAATTTTCATATTCTTTGTTCGTTTAATAGATTTTTTCTTTGCCGAGGGTTTCCTTTTTGGTTTTTTGAAACAACAATCATACCCTTGTGGATTTTTCTTAGTTTCAAAACCTTCTTTACACGGTGGTCTTCTAGGTTTGGGACACGTCGATGCTCTCAGTTTACCAGAAACAACCGAAATTTTATTCGCGTTTACGTTTTTATTAACCAAACCTAAAGTATATCCATTTTCATGTAACTTCTTAACCAGTTCTACACCAACGTTATATGCAATCTCGATTTCATCCGGATTATCTTCACCTTGTATTTGAACAATACCCGATCCCGATTTAGTTGTTTTTGTAGAAAATATAAATGCACGATCTTTATATTTTATATAAAGAAAGGGTGCCTGTTCCGGTTCATATTGAAGGAAAGATACACCCCAAGTACGTAATTTAACAAATTCTCGTGTCATTTTTGATAATTCAAAATTCGCGTTCGTATAAAATTGACCCCCTATATTATTGTAAGATATATCATTGTATAAAAAACCTTGTTTTTGTGTATACGTATCTATTATATATTTACGCAGAGATTCAGGTTGTTTTTTAAGGTTTTTTGATCCTAAAAACCCACCCGATAACCTAATTTTACCAGTTTTATAAATATTAAAACTAAAATCTTTTTTTCTATACCATTTGTCATATATCCGGTAAATTGCGCGGAAGAAAAATCTAAATCTAAATTCCCCTTTAAACCAAAATCTTTTGTGTGGATAACACCGGTTTGAAATCTTCCGTAAACACCTTTTATTTCGTTAACGTCTATGGTTATACCATCTGATATGGATGCATGACCCTTAGGTTTCTGTTTAAGTATATATTTAATATTAACACGTTTATCACCGTTCGTTTCGGGCGTGAAAAGCTTATTTACTAATGCATTATACATACCTGGTCTAAATTTACCCAAACGAAGTTCATTAAACATTGGTACTTTTTCTCGTGTATTAGTATTCATACTCGGCATGATATCCGAACGCTGAACCTGTATGTTAGAATTTTTGACAAATTGTCGAGGGTCCATACTTACACTACTCTGAGATTTTTAATCATTATCTATATCTGGTTACATCATACCCCTTTGTATTTTCTTTAGCAACAAGACTTATACCATATAGAACTTTTCTACCTTTATAATTATCAGGTTCACTTAACCTTTCTGGATTTGTGATAATCCAATAATCATCGACTTCATTCTGTATTTTAATACCACGCGTACTGAACGATCCGTTATAGAAATCATTGTTGAAAGTTGGACGAGCAATTTTCTTATCACTACAAAAATTTAAGAACATTTCTTCAAACAAGTCAATTGGAAATTTAAAATTTTCACCCATTTTGATCTCGTAATTCTTATACATTTCCAGTTGTAAATATCTTTCCAATGGGTTTGTAGCTGAAGCAATTTGTTCCCGAATTTTAAAGAAATATTTAGGGAGTACACTCCAAATGTCCCTGTTTTGATATTTTTGAGCATACTCGAGATACCCACGAAGACACTTTTCAATTATAACTGGTATTTCAGATTCGAGTTTTGTATCAAGCATTGGGTCCGTATCCTTATCAGTAACCTGTTTTCCAAAATGAAACGTGACCATACGTCGCAGAATACTACCCGATTTATCTTTATACTGCGGAACTTCATTACCTCCGAGAATACCGGGTACTTTCCATATCAATGTTTTAGCTGTTTCACATTTTACAGCGAGTGAAACTTCTTCACCGGAAACTATAGATTGAAATTCAGCCTGTTCGAGTTGAAAATCACCTTTAATTTCTGGTGCAACAAACATTAACGCGTTATGAATAGACGATAATCCAAATTTTCTCTCTATATTATTCGCTATTGTTTTAACATCAGCCGTTTCATAAAATTTACAGAAAACTTTTGTGATCAAGGTTGACTTACCTGAACGTGCAATCCCTTTTAAAAAGGGTATAATTTGCCATTTATCCAATTCATTAAGTTCAAAACATAACCGACCTCCTAAAATGTACATCCATTTGATCACATCATCACTAAATTCTTGATACGTAAGAACACTTTCGAAATGAGGTGTCGGTATATCTGACCAGTCTTCTATCATGTTATGATCTTCAAAATCAACATCAAAATATTTACAACTTACGATTGTTGGATCAAGATTTTTATATTCTTTTGAATGATACGGGTAAAAGACCGTGTGATATAATCCTGTTTTGTCGGACCATTTTGAACCTATAAAAATACCGTTTTTAAACGACCAAACCCTTCTATTCTTTACAATTTCCGGAAATTGTATATCTGTACAATCTGTTAAATGCTTTATGACTTGAGAAAACATAGCTGTTCCATTTGATGATGTCAAATCCTTCCACAATTCATACCATGTTTCTTTATTAGCGATTCGGTGAACATAATCTTTTATGGGTTCATCCTGTTTCCAAGCACGCGTCTTATATCCTTCAGTAGTTATAATCTCTTTACACGTATACCCTCGGTAACGTTTTGTATCATTTTTATGAAGAGAATCAAAAATTGCCATTATACACTTCTGGAATACGTTAAGTTCTTCAAAGTCTGGCATGGAACATCTAAATAGCGATGGATTTGTTGTAACTTCTAATGGAACTTGTGTTGGGTTATTTTTACGGTCGTAAATACGATTAGTACTAAGAACAATATTCCACGAATCACAAAGTTGATCGGTGAGTCTTCTGATTCTAAACCCTATATCTAAATCATCATCGCTTCCCATATCACTTGAAAGTATATCGAGTATTTTTGCACGGTTAAAATATTTACTGTTTCGATCTAACAAATGTCTATATACCTTTTCCTTAACTCTCATATCTACATATTTAGGCCTGTTCGTTATAATATCTAATTCTTCAGGTGAAAAGAATATTTTATACGAGAGTTCCACCGGATTCAAATTAACAAGCTCTGTATTATTTCTATCTGGTAGTAATCCAACATTCTTCTCTTCATACTTTATCGCCCTTAGTAATTCTTCTGGATTAAGATCGTCAGTGCGATTTGCCATGTCGTGATAAAAGGCGTCTTCGCGGTCTGCATCCGGAGTAATGAATAAGGTGTTTGGATCCATTTCTTGTATTATAATTAATACACGCTAATTTTTTATACTCTTTTTTGGAGTTGAGCTAACATTTTTATCATTATCTTGTTCTGAACTTCAAGTTGTCTCGATATGTTTACCAGGGCTGAGCATACAGTTTCACCTTCCTCGTTTGTTAGTACGGAACCTAAAAGAGCACCCATATTATCCAGACCAAAAGTTTCATCTTCCATATACTCGTCATCAAAATCATCATTTTCTAATTCATCGATATCTGGGAGTTCGCCTCCTACTGTAGTTAGTTCATCTTCTTCAATATTCGATCCAGTTTCGGATTCGGATCCAGATTCAATTTCGATATATTCTTCATCTACGGATTCAAGTTTTGGTACATCGTCGTCTGACATTTATATGTACCAGGAAAAATCAAATCGTGTTTTTTCGCGAAATCGTCCAAAATAAAAATCTCATGTTATAGTACAAAACAAACAAAATGGCCGGTGGTCTCATGCAATTAGTCGCCTACGGCGCACAAGATGTCTACTTGACTGGTAACCCAAAAGTCACTTTCTTCCAGGCGGTTTACAAACGCCACACAAACTTTGCGATGGAAACTATCGAACAAACTGTCAACGGTACTGCCGCGAACTCGGGTCGCGTTTCCGTGACTGTCGCCAGAAACGGTGATTTGATCGGTGACATGTACATCGAATTATTGAACGATGCTGAGAAGCTCAGTTCCGCTGCGTCCACTGGCGTCGACGCCGCCAACGCGTTTGCCGGGTGGGTCGCCGAGCGTGCGATCAAGTCCGCTGAATTGTCCATCGGTGGTCAAAGAATCGACAAACACTACCAAAGATGGTGGAGATTGTACTCCGAGTTGTACTTGGACGACGCTAAGAGAACCAACTGGGGTAAGATGACGTCCTCGTCTGTCAGTGCCACGGGTACCGTCTACTTGCCACTCATCTTCTTCTTCAACCGTAACCCAGGATTGGCCTTGCCATTGATTGCCTTGCAATACCACGAAGTCAGAATTGACTTTGACTTGGCGTCCAACTTTGACTCGTACTTGAACACTTCCACTTTCAAAGTGTGGGGTAACTACGTGTACCTCGACACTGAAGAGCGTAGACGATTCGCGCAAAAGGGTCACGAATACTTGATCGAACAAGTTCAGCACACTGGTACCGATACGGTCACCAAGAACGCGACCAAGCAAGTCAGATTGTCCTACAACCACCCAGTCAAGGAATTGGTCTGGTGTGTTGCGGATGCGGCGTCCGACGATGCCCAAGGTATGTACGATTTGACCAGTGCATGCACACAAGCGTCTGTTGATTTCGTCACTGTGCCAAACGCGGTGTCGAACACGTACATCTCTGCGAACCAAATGGGTTGCCCAGCCTTGGATGTCTTGACATCTACCTCTAAGGTGTTCACTGAACAAGCCCTCGGTAACTTGGACACGTTCAAATTGGTTCTCAACGGCCAAGACAGATTCAAGGAACAACAAGGTAGATACTTTAACCAAGTTCAACCATTCCAACATCACTCCGGAAACCCATACGCGGGTGTTTACTCGTACTCGTTTGCGCTTAAGCCAGAAGAGCATCAACCAACTGGTACATGTAACTTCTCCAGAATTGATAACGCGCAAGTCGCCATCAAGTGTGCCAACGTCGGTACTACCAACAAGAACCTCGACATGTTCGCGGTTAACTACAACGTTCTCCGTGTCCAATCGGGTATGGGTGGCCTCGCCTTCTCCAACTAAGCGTGTATTAAACGTTTACTAGCAAATAAATAAAATTTAAAAAATATATACAAATAAAATTTAGATTTTAAAATTTAGAACAAATTTTAAAGTTTAACGCCCAAAACACGACGCAGTTTTTGTAATATTTTAGGGTCCGGTATAGATTTACCCAATTCATACGACGAAATTATGTCCGAAGATACGTGTATGAGATTAGCAAGATCCTTTTGCGTATACTGTTTTGCGACACGTGCCCTTTGAATAGTCAAACCCGTTTCTTTACTGACCTTTTTGTGCGTCCCTAACTCAGTTTCGTCAAGTTTCTGTTCCGGTGATTTACCCGAATATTGACTCCGTTTAGGTAATTTGATTTCTTGACCCATAAACTTAACGTATTTTTCCTTTTCTTTTTCTTTAGTAACACTTTTACCATGTATGGTAACTTCATCCCAATCTTGGTGGAACATGTTTTATATTATAAATACTTAA